CACCACGACTACCGCGCGGGTGCCGGCGGGCTTGACCGAAACAGGAACGTATTCGATGCCATTGATCGTGATCTTGTCGCTCATGGTGACCTCCCGAGTCGTTGGGTTAATCGTCATTGCTCTGCTCCTTCGCCCCGAGGGCGGCGTCGATAAGTTTGATCAGTCGCTCAGACGCATACTCTGTAGAGTCATGCGTTGCCTGTGACTCGGCGTCGAGCGGTGCGTGGCGGCTAATGTCGGCCATCATCATGACGTCTTGCTCAACGTACCAGCGGGCTTTCCACAGCAGCGAGGCCAGCGCGTCCCGCTCCCGCTCGGCTTTCTCCAGTCGGTCGTCAGCCATTGCTCTGCTCCTGCGCCGTTATGGCGGCTTCGATGCGTTCCAGCGTGTCCCGCACTTCCGGGGCCATGCGACTGCCATAGCCGGCCAGCGTGATCGCGTCGCGCGCCTCCCGCAGCAGCGAGGCCAGTGCGTCCCGCCTCCGCTCGGCCGCTTCCAGCCGGTCGATCAGCCGCGTCACAACGTCGGGCGAGGCGCGCAGCGCATTCCGCTCGGCCGCTCCCCGTCGCTCCATCAGCGCCAAGCACTCATCCGCGTGGATCGTGTGTATCCACTGCCCGCGCATCCGCGAGATCAGCCCCTCGGCAAATTCCAGCCGGTCGAGCAGCACCTTGATGTCGTCGTCGATCATGCTGCCTCCCTCTGCGCGTCTAGCGCGTCCTCGACCAGCGCCAGCGCGTCATCCCACTCCACGTCGGTGACCTGCTCGCAGTCGTGCAGCAGGCACCAAGTCGGGTCGCTGCGGCGCATCGCGTCGCACGCGGCGGCGAGGGCGGTGATGAGGTCGAGGGGCTTCATGCTGCCTCCCGCACCGGCTCGACGAACCGAGCCGTCACCGCGATCTTTCCCGCGCCAATCGCAACCAGAATCTGCACGCTGTTGGCCGCCTTGAGATACGTCGCCGCGCGCCCTGCGTAGCGGCCGCCGACGATCTGCACCGCTTGGCCGCGCGTGAGCCCCCATCGCCCGATACGCGGGCGAATCACGACCGCGCAGTCCTGCAGCGCGGCGGCTAGCTCGCGGCGGCCCTCGACGCCCAGGCGCTTCGACGCGGCGCGGATGTGTTGGTCGATGCAGCTCGGCGTGACGCCGAGTCGGCGGGCGGCCTCGGCGCGCGTGGTGCCGGCCGCGATGAGCCGCGCGGCTTCGTGCTGGCGTGGCGTGAGCTGGGCAAAGTGGGGCATCACGCTGCCTCCCGCGCCGGCTCGACGAACCGCGCGGTCACGGCAATCTGCCCCGCTCCAATCGTGACAAGAACCTGCTTGCTACTCGCAACTCGAATAAACGTAGCTGCACGCCCGAAGTAAAGCCCGCCGACGATCTTCACGGGTTGCCCGCGAACAAGCCCGAAGCGATTGCCAGGCGGTGCAAGTTCGATCTCCCCGCGCTCGACCATCAGAATCAGCTCGACGCGATTGCGTGCGCCAGTGCGGACCAACGCGTTGTGCAAGTGAATTTTCACGGTGCCGTATGCGATGCCCATTTGCGCGGCAATCTCGGTGTTCGACAACCCGCGTGCGGCTAGGCGCGACGCAGTGGCTTGCTGGGGGCTGAGGTAGGTTGTCACGCTGCTGTCCTCTCGCCTTTGCGTTCGCGCTTGATGTCCATGTATCGCTGATACGCGGGGCTCTTGGGTTGAACCATCCCAAGCCCCTTGCACCACCAATCGTTCCGAAGCAGCACTTTGCAGAGCCGACGCCATGACGGCGCCCAATACTTCTTTTCAAGCTCCGGCGGCGCGTAATCCGGGATGCCGCCTCGATAGCCCCGGTCGTGCCAGCCCTTGAGCCACACGCGGAACCGCTTTGTGTAGTGCTCGCGCGTAATCTCGGGCATCGTCGCCAACAGCAGATTGCAGAAGCTCTGCCAGGTGTGCCCGGCGGGCAAGGTGATCTTGTTGTAGCCGTTCACGTTGCCGCGCTCCTCGATGTACAGCGCCCCGCTATTGGCGCCACTGACACGCGCAACCACCCGGCCCCAGGTCTGCGGCTCGATTAGGTGATACAGCCACAGTCCGCGCCGCTGGTCGTCGCCGTATGGCTGGCAGAGCCGCATCTGACTCGGAGACAGGCCCGCCAAGTGCATGCGGTCATAGACTTGGTTGTGCGGCTTGCTCGGGAACTGCGCGTGATACTTCCAGATGTCCGACACATGCCAGTCATAGATCGGATACACGTTGAACGTGTTTCCAACGATGCGCGTCGTCCATTGCTTGCCGAAATGCGTTTCCTTGCGACCGGCAATCGTGCGGTATCGGTTCAGGCTTTCGTCTGATCGGATTCCAATGAAAGCAGCAGTGTCTCGGCCCTTGGCGTACCACACGGCAAATAGTTCGATGAATTCCTCAAACTCCATTCGAGGCTCGAAGAAATCAAAAAACGATGGATCGGAAATGACGCCCAGTCGGGACGGCATGGGACGAACCCAGTCGTCGCGGCGCTCAGGGTCCCAGGCACACCACACGGGTTCATAGTTGGACACCGAGTTGCGAAGCTTGATTGGCAGACACACCCAGTGCAGGTCGATGTGGTCGCGGTACAGATCGAACATTTGCTCGGCGTGCTCAATCGTGAGTCGGTATTGCGCCTCAAGATCAATCAGCAGCACGCCGACCTTGCGTTTGCGACGGATCGCCTCGTCCATCACGAGATGGAACATGACGGACGAATCCTTGCCCGCGCTGAAGCTGACGTAGATGGCCTCGAAGTGGTCGAAGGTGTAGCGGATTCGGTCGCGCGCGGCTTGAAGCACGTCGACGCCGATTGGGGTCTTGCTGGCGGCCATCAGTAGAGTTCCGCTTCGGTTCGGCCAACAGCGTCCGCGCGCATCAACTGCCTGCGCCCGTTGGCCTTCAACCACTCGTTCAGGTACTTGAGCGCGAGCATGTCGGCGGCGTACTTCTCGTCGTCAGTGAGCAATTGATAGCCCGCCCGACAGCCGGACGGGATGCCGAGTGCCTGTGCGACGGACGCCTGCCCAAGCCACGCAATCCGGTTCATCCGCTCGTTTGTCAGATAGTGCTCAGGCGAAAACTTCCATTCGCGCGTGACGACTTGCAGCGCGGCATCGAACCGCGACAAGTCAGAAAGAAATTCACGGTACGCACGCTCCCCGTCGTCCTGCGACATGCCGCGCGGCGGGCGCTCGGCGTAGAACCCGTGGCGGTAGCACTCCCACTTTTCCCAGGTGTGCAGGATTCGGTCGCTTGCCGGTGCCGCGTACCCTTCAATGACATCAGACAGAAGCTCCGCGTCGATACCGGCGTCGTTTGTGACTTCCCACGCCTGCGAGAATTGCTGGTCCGCAAACGCTTCGGCCAGGCCGGTGATTTGGCAAAGCCGCAGCACTTCATCCGCGTCCATGCCAAGCTCGCGCGCAATTTTGTCGTCTGTCCAATTGCGGCGCTTCAGCTCGATCACAATGTCGGACATCGCTTCGACCTTGTGCTTCCCCCGTGCCCGGTTGTGCCGGATCGTCGACGCCATGCGGTGCCCGCGATCCTGCTGCGACTCGCGAATGCGGACGATCGGCAGGTATCCGTTAACTCGCGCCTGAACGTCCGCGCATTCTTTGCCGACGCGGTTCCGGTGGAAACCGTCAATGACGGTGTGCTGATCGCCTTCAGGGAACGTGACAATTGGCTGCGTATAGCCGTCGGCCATGATCGACAGGCGCAGCAGTTCCAGCTCAGGCGGTGCGACGCTGTTGGGGTTGTAGTCGTTTGCGTGAACGATGCTCGCCGGCACCCAGCGCACAAAGTCCACAGGCTCGGACGCAAACGGGCTGTGCTCGTGGATGGTCTCGCGCAGCGCGTTGATAGCCTCAACGCGCGATTCAAGGGGCGGCGTGGACAGAAGCTCCACGATTGCGGGTTGAAGTTGATCTAGAGTCATGAAACCAGGGCCTCCCAAAGTTTTTCGACTTCCGCCAAGAACGCTTGCGCTTTTTCTTCAAGCGCCTCGATCTCGGCGGACGCGGGCGTCCACTCTCGGACGAAAAGCTGCGACCTGGGCGGGCATCGCGGATCAAACGAGACGAACACGGCGCGAGTGCGGCGGGTGCATGCAAGCTGGGCAAGAATCTGCAACTTGTGCTGTTCGGGCACTTCGCCAGCAAGCTTCCAGGCAATGTGCGTCGTCGTCTGCGGGCACTTTGCTTCGAACACTGCATCGCTTCCGATCAGCCCGTCCGGCGTGGCACCAAAGTGCTCAATCGTCGGGTGCGTGATGAACGAGCACGCTTGCAGAAACTCGCCGCTTGCGACCTCATAGGCCGCCTTCGCAAAAGGCTCTTGCTCAGTGCCCCACCGCATGAAGTCGTTCACGTAGTGCGGCACGCTGTCTCCGGTCAGCCGCTCGGCCAGGATCTCGTGCATGTACTTGATGCGCGCGGCGGCGGGGTCCCCGTTTTTGAGCACAGCAAATGCATCGTTCATGCGCGAGCCAGTGAGCCAACCACAACGGCGGTTCAGCCAAACGCCTTTGGGCTCAGTCGTCACTCCGCACCCCCTTGCATGTCGACGGTCTGCAAGTCCGCCTTGTCAGCGGCCTCCTTGAGCGACGGCAGCACGCCTTTCAGTTGCTCGCGCTGCGGTGCCGGGAGCGACTTCCAGTACGCGCGGAACGCATCGGTTCCGCTCATCGCTGCGGTGCGCGCGGCGGTCAGCAGCGCGTCATCCGGCTCGGCCGCATGCGTGGTCGGCAGCGAGTCGATGTCGATGGCCTTGCCCGCCATCTCGTCCGCCGTCGGCCCGCTGCCGATCTCGGGGAAGCCCTTCCGCAACGCCTGCGCCTCGGCGCACTTTGCGAGCTGCCCATACGGCCGCTTTGCCCACATCGCATTAGGCTGCGCGCTGTCCCGCTTGGCCGTCGCATAGTTCTCGGTCCAACGCTCGACCGCCGTGAACTCCGCGATGCTGCCGCCGACGATGCGCCGCACGGTGATGCGGCACCATGCCGGGAACGTCACTTCGGCGCCACCGAGAACCTGCACGACATCCGGCCCGAATTCCGGCTCGCTGCATCCTGCGTACTGGCCCGTTCGCGCGGCCTTGACGCGGTACAGTTCGATGCCGGGCATGACCACATCACGCATGTCGCGGGTGTTCTTGTCCCACATCGGGACAATATGCACGGGTTTTTGCAGCGGGTCCAGCCCGGCCGCTTTGCAGTAGCCAAGCACCATGCGGATCGACTCGTCCTTGGCGCCCGGATACAGGCTGCTACGAAGCACGGACATCAGTTCGTCGTCGGGCAGCGCGACGGCGTGTGACGCTGCGCGAAATTCAGTTACGTTGCTCATCTCATCCTCGTTGTGTGTGTTCACGCCACAAGCAGCGCCACGACGCGCCACACGATCCAAACCATCAGCGCCCACAGCGCAAGCGCGGGCAGCGCCCACAGCACAATTGCAAACGGGCTGGCACGCGGGCCGTGCAGATCGCGGTAGCCCTGCCGCCCGGTCTGAATGCCGTTTTGCCGGGCGTGATCGCGCCACGGGTTAGCGTAATAATCGCGTCGAATCATAGCGTCACCTCGCACTGAGCGCATACCTCGCGCAGCCGCTTTGTTTGAGCGGCCCACGCAGCGTCCCCCGCAGCGGCCCCCGCAACGGCAGCGGCCCCCGCAGCGGCCCTCGCAGCGTCCCCCGCAGCGGCCCTCGCAGCGGCCCACGCAGCGGCCCACGCAGCGGCCCACGCAGCGTCCCCCGCAGCGGCCCACGCAGCGGCCAGCTCGCTATCCGTCGCCTCGCCATTTGCAAACCGCTCGGCCACGTCAAGCGCCGCAATGCTGCGCGAGTCGGTCATCAAATGCTGCACTTGACGCGCGCACCACACGGCATACAACCGGATCTCTCGGTCGTGCCCCGTGACGGCACGCAGACACCACAGCGCGTCTTCTAGCCCGTTGCTGTTCAGCACAGTGACGATGGGCAGCGGCTCGTCGTCGGCCTGCGTTTTGCCCAAGTGGCGCAGTAGCTTCGTCCAACCGTCAGCGCACGGTCTGTGCGCGCGGATAGCGTTAAGAGTCGTCCTCATTTCGCCCCCCCATTGACGCCGAGGTAGACCTCGACCGACGCAATCGGCACCGTCTCCCATCCCGCCGCTTTTTCTTCGGCGATGTACTGGCGCAGCATCGCCATGCGTTGGCGCAGGATGAAGATTTCCGTCATGTTGGCGCGGTGCTCGGCGAGCTCGCGACGGATGTTGTCCGCGACGCTCGACGCATGCGCCTCGGCGCGCTCCTGCTGCTCGAACGCGGCGCGGCTCATGCGGCCTCCGAAACAACGGCAGCCGGAGTCCAGCACTCCGCGTGCATCTCGATCAGTGCAATCGCTGCGGCGTACTCGCGGGCGTGGATTGACTCGCCGTGCGTCTTGATGACAGCGGCGCGCAACTCGTCCAGCGAGCCGAAGAAGCAACCCGCGCGCACCCGCACGCCCGCGTCGGTCAGGTACGCAACGACGTACGAGCTGCGCGATCCGATGGGGCCAATTTGAATAATCGGGCGCTTGCCGATCAGCTTGGCCCCGCCGAGGTTGGCCCCGTCGAGGTTGGCCCCGGCGAGGCTGGCCCCGACGAGGTTGGCCCCGGCGAGGCTGGCCCCGTCGAGGCTGGCCCCGGCGGATACCGCCGCCTCCACCACATCTCGCAGCGACTCACCGTCGCCCGTGTACAGCACGGCGCCCGTGTCGCGGTGCTCGATCGTGTGCTTCTCCATCAAAACACCCGCCCGGCGATGAGTTGGTACATGAGCGCCGAGCACAGCGCACACGCGGTCAGGTAGGCGACAATTTTGGCGGCGGTCATGCATCGCTCCAGTGCGATTCCGGCAGCGCGTCGCACTCGATCGACGCAGCGTCGGCGGCAAACATGCGATGCAAGCGGTGGCGCGCGGTCGGGCTGTAGATCGCCTCAGCCAGCGTGCGGGCCGCGTCGCCGCTCGTGTGCATCACCCACTCGACGAGCTCGACGCTGACGGGCGGGGCGGTCTCACGGCTCCAGTGCGCCGTCATGCACGCCAGCAGCGGGCGCGTCTCAAGGTCGGCGACAATCGCCGTCTCGCGGGTCGCGCGCCAAGCTTCCTTCGCGGCTGTGATGTCAGCGGCCCGGTCTTCGCGGCGCGCTGCCTGCTCTACGTTGTGATCTCGGAATCCCATCGTGCCCTCTTCGCCGCTGTCTGTGCGGCATGGAGAGAGTATGCGCTAGCGAATGGGCCGAGTCAAGCGCTTTTTGTTGTTGCGCCATGCCCGCCCGTATGGTTTAATGGGGCATGGACAAGCCCAAGAGTCAGCATCTAGTCGAGTCGCTCGTTGCGGCAGGCTGCACGCAGGAAGAGATCGCGCAGGCCGCAGGCGTCACGCAAGCGACCATCTCGCGAATCCTCCACGGCGAGATCACCGATCCGCGTCACTCCACGATGGAGCGTCTGCAAGCGTTCGCGCTGCTGCGCCCGAAGACGACGAGCGCGTAATGTTCGACCAGTCCGCCGCGCTTGCCGCGCACGCACGCCAGTCAACGGGCCGGATCTATCTGCACCTGACCGACGGCGAGATCACCGCGCCGGGCGTGTCGATTGACGTGACCGACCCGCTGTGGGCCGAGGCTGCTGTCGAGTTCCACATGTCTGCCGACGTAATCCAAAAGCGGCGGTGTGAGACGCGCGGCGAGACGGAAGCGCGGCTTGCGGTGTGGCGCAAGTGGGCGGCAGAGAGCGGCACCGACTGGCGGGTGTGGCGCAAGGCTACGGGCAACCGCCTGGAGCGGCTGCGGAAGCGGATGGGGGTCATATGAGCGCACAGCCCATCGACCCGCGTAGCGCCTTCCTGCGGATTGCCCGCGAGATTGCCTTCCAGTCGCCCGACCACGGCTCAGACAGGTTGTACGTGCGTTTGAAGGGCATGTACTACGCGACCGGGATCATCGAAAGCCCCGTCGAGTACGAAGAAACGATGCGCGAGCTGGCGCGGATGGCTGGCGTCTGATGCCGAATCGAATTATCCGCAGCGACCTGCTGACAAGCGAGCGCTATTGGATGGTTACTGCTGAGGCGCGGCAACTGTACGTGCACTTGCTTTTGGTGGCTGATGATTTTGGGCTGTACACGGCGTCGAATTACGCGCTGCGGGCTACCTGCTACGGCTTGGAGAAGCCGTCTGCCGAGAAGGTTGAGCGGTGGCTTAACGAGTTGAACGACGGCGGTTTGGTCGTTGTTTATGAGTGCAAGGGTGCGCGCTTTCTGTGCCTGCCAAGGTTCAAGCAACTGGTGCGAAACAAGCGCAGCAAGTACCCGGTGCATCCTAGTGTTTTCAAACACTTAGCATCCGAATTGCAGTGCATTAGTCATGCGGATGACATGCATGTGCAGCGCATCGGGAAAGAAGAAGAAGAAGAAGGAGAAGAAAAGAAGGGCGCAGCAAAGCCGCGCGTGTCCGGCGCTAAGCGCCTGGAGTTGCCCGACTGGCTTGCAGAGGATGTGTGGCAGAGGTGGCACGCGTTCAGGAACGTGCGCAAGGGATGGACGACAGATGCCAAGAGGCTGTCGTTGTCCAAGCTTGCAAAGCTCAAGGCTGAAGGACATGACCCTAAAAGCGTGATTGAGCAATCGATAGAGCGCGGTTGGACTGGTCTGTTCCCCGTCAAGGGCGAGCGGGCCAAGAGTGCCGACACGTTGATGGCAGGTGCGGTGTGATTGGGCATCGGCAGATTGAAGAGGCCCGCGCATCAGGATGGAGGCCAGCCGCAGTGTTCATTGAGATTGGGCAAGCGCCTGACGTCGAGTGGCCGTGGCAGGCTCCCGAGGAGCAGTTAGCCCGCGAGGAGATCCCGGTCGTGTGGACGCACGGCGAAAAGCCCGAGTTTGCAGATTTGCGGTTTCTGCGTGGCCTGCGTGTGCACTTGGAGTTGCGCGAGGGCGACCCGCTTTTATTTTGGCGGTGGTGGGAAGCAATTCACGACATTGAGCCGCGTGCTGTGTACGGCATCGATGCAAACGGAGAGGTGGTGGCATGGCAGGCGTGATTGAGCGAGACGACATTGACTGGTCGCGGTACATGCGCGACTCAGAGCCGCAGATGAAGGTGCGACCGGCATCCGCGTGGCGCGAAGCGGTTGCGGCGCGGTTTGCCAAGAAGGGGCAACCCGACGGGGCGCTTCTGCCTTGGGCCAAGACGCACGAGATCATTGCTTTACGCCCTGGCGAGCTGACGGTGTGGGCTGGCATAAACGGGCACGGTAAGTCGCTGCTGACCGGGCAAGTCATCCTTGGTCTTATGGCGCAAGGCCAGCGGTGCATGGTTGCAAGTTTTGAGATGAAGCCTGATGCAACCTTGGAGCGCATGTGTCGCCAAGCGTCGCGCGGGCCTCGGCCGACAGAGCAGTTTGTCGATGAGTTTCACGACTGGACTGACGGTAGGCTGTGGCTGTACGACCAGCAAGGGACGGTCGACCCGCTTCGGGTGCTTGCGGTCCTGCGCTACTGCCACGAACGCCTTCACATGCAGCACGTGGTGGTGGATTCGCTGATGAAGTGCGTGCGCGGCGAGGACGATTACAACGGGCAAAAGAATCTGTTGGACACTTTGACAAGCATTGCCCGCGACACGCGCATGCACGTTCACCTTGTGCACCACATCCGCAAGGCGGACGACGAGCACAGCCTTCCGGGCAAGTTTGACATGAAGGGCAGCGGGTCAATCAGTGACCAAGCCGACAACGTAATGATTGTGTGGCGCAACAAGAAAAAGCAGTTTGACATCCAGGCGGGCGGTGAACCCGACGACGACAAGCCCGATGCCATGGTGGTCTGCGACAAGCAGCGCAACGGTGAATGGGAAGGCCGGGTTGCGCTTTGGTTCGACTCTGATTCGCAGCAGTTCCTTGGCGCCGCCAAGGCGACGCCGCAGGTGTACGTGCGATGAAAACCTGCGCCACCTGCACGCACTGCGAGTCGCGCGCACACCCGCCGATGTACGTGCCGGTGCGCTGGTGCAGGCTGCTTGACGAGCCGGCGGTGTTCGTCTGTAGCGAGTGGCTGCGCGAGGCGGGGGCGGACTGATGACGTTGTGCGACGACTGCACCCGCGCCGCTAGCGAGCTATGGCCGCTCTACGTCCTGTCGCGGCTGTGCTGCCTCGCGCGGCACATCGCAGACACGCCGGGGCGCACGGGGCGCTCTACACGCGGACGGCCGGTGAGTCGCAAGCGGGCGCAGTGGGCGCGGCTGGGGGCGGCACGGGAGCGCATGAGCGCGGATGACTATGACGCGCTGTTTGCGCGGTTCAAGACGCTAGTGGGGGCGGCATGACGACGCAAGACGCACAGACGCAGGTGGTTGCGATGCTGGAAGACGCGCTAACCCGCGCACGCAAGGACGGCGCTATCGGCGTCGAAGTGATGCTCGTCCACGGCAACACGACGAGCAGCTACCGCTACTACAACGCGGACGCGATCAACGAGGCACATGCGCTGGTGGGCGCGGAAGGCGAGGGGGGCATGCAATGACAACGATCCGGCTTCCATACCCGTGTTCGGGGAACCTCTATTGGCGCCATGTCCGCACGCCGAGCAAAACGCTGGTGATCTTGTCGGCTAAAGCGAAGGCGTACAAGGTGGCCGTGCGCGACGCTTGGAACCGCGCGGGGATGGACGAGCCGCATCTAGGCCCCGTTCAAGTGGCTGTAACGGTTCATCCGCGCCTGCGCAAGCGTGGCGGTGCGTCCAACACCGTCATCGACTTGGACAACGGCCTGAAGGTGCTTCTAGACGCGTTGCAGGGCTATGCGTACATCCGGGACAGTCAGATCCGCAAGCTGGCAGCGGAGTACGGTGAGGCGATGGAGCTCGGCGGCGTGACGGTGACTGTGCGCGCGTTCGATGAGTACGCAGCATGACCGCCGCACAGTTCCTGCGCCATGTGCGCGAGATGACGGCGTTCCGCCACACGGACGCGCGGCCGGACTACGAGCTGCACGACTCGCTATGGGCGCAGTACCGGCGCGAAGTAATGAACGTGTCGCCGCAGGAGCGGGAGACGATTGAGCGGGCTATCCGCACGGGGACGGGGTGTTAGCCATGACAGTGACAGACGACGACATCCGCAAGATTGCCCGCGACACCGTGGCTTACGCGGCAGACGCGATAGAGCCGGTGTTTGTGTATTGGAGCAAGCACAATCGCAAGTTCAGCAAGTCGCCGCTCCGCAACCTGCGCGGGGAGAAGACATCGCACATCGTCGGCGTCTACAACGAGCAGACTCACGAGCACATGATCGAGGACGATATAAAGCACTGGATCGCAAACCGGCCGAGGGCGGAATGATGGCGGGCGGGAAGTACATATTTCACATGGGAACGCAAGACCCAACGGTGGCGCAAAGACGAGTCGTGCGGGCTATTGCTGACGATAGCTTTACCAGAACGGTTCCTGACGATTTTGGTTGCCTTCCGTGCCCGCAAACTTGGCGTCCCGACGCCAAGACGGCAATTGCTTTGCGCGCCAAGTATGTTTCCCCGCACGTAGACGATTGGGTAGGGATTGGAAGCCCTCCGTCTCGTTATGTGGCTCTGTTTTGGGTGGTGGAAATGCCGAGGTTTGAGCGGCTTACGTTACAAGTCGGAACCGAAGTTTGCCAAATGAGCCTTGGTGACTTTGTTGTGTTCAATGACACGGTTATGCATAGCGTGTTTGCTGACAAGTTTTGGCGAGGATGCGCGTATCAGGCTCGCTTGACACGAAGTGCGCGAGGTAGTTGATGGACGCGCAACGGCTGACGGACATCCTCGACAACTGGGCGCGCTGGCAGCGACGGCCGAACATCAACATTGGCTTTCCGCCAAGGAGCCTAGTGTTTGAGAGCGGAGGGGCGGTAGCAGTCGGCGCAGGTAGCAGCTACGACATCCCGCAGTCGGACGCTTACGCAGACGTGGACGACGCCGAGGCACGCAGCGTGCAGGCGGTTGTGGACGATCTACCGGGCCGGGAGCGGGATAGCGTCTATAACGTGGTGCTCGGCACTAGGCGGCCGCTCGGCGAGCCGCTAGAAGTCGTCTACGTGCGTGCGCGGGCGCTGCTCATCGTGCGGCTGCATCGGCGCGGGATCGGCTAGTCAACTAGGAGAGAGAGATGGCAAAAAAAGGAAAGTACGCAAAGTTTGCAGGTTGGGAAAACGAAGGCTTTTGCTTAGAAGATGAGGCTCTTGAAGTATTGCTTGATTGCAAGGATTACCGGGACGTAGCCAAAACGGCTCTTAGGGTATACAGCGCAATGCTTCCGCCCGAAGCAGGCGAGGCAGAAGAAGATTCAGCGTGCCATGAGTTGTTTAAGGCCATTGCTGCCGCTGCTCATATCGCTGCGTGCGGCAAAATTGACGCGGTTCTTGGCGGCGGGGTTGATTCGTACGACGCCATTGAGTTTCACGAATCGGGGCAGGCCGACAAGGCGCTTGCAGCGTTGACGCCCAAAACATGAGCACAGCGGCAATCGTGGCAAACAATTCGGCGCAGCAAGCAGCGGCACGGCGGCGCCGAGAAGAACATCAGCGGGAAGCGTGCGCGCAGTTGATGGTCGGCTACCAGCACGAAAGCGCAACGGCGGCAGAGAAGCGGCAATACGCCGAGTGTGTGGCGCTTACAGTGCCGCCGGAACCGTTGACAACTCCGCCATTCCGCCCGGACCAAAGCAGCGTCGCGCTGGTGATTGTTTGCGCGGCAGTGGTGGCATTCGGGTTGTGGCGGCTTATTCGCTAGGCCGCCGCGCCTATAACCGCCGCAGGTTATAGACCGCACACAGGCGCGCGACGAGATGATACGCTTCGTTCTGACGGGGGAATTGCCTCCGCAAGTTTTAACATCGGCACGGGTTGGCTGAGTGGTTTAAGGCTAACGTCTGGGGCACCGGGCGTTATGCGGCACCTAGGACTACCCGGGAGTTTGTCCGCAACGCACGTTAAAATCGTGCACCCGCCGCCGATGTTTCCTGCTTCCCTCCTCGTCACGGGTAACCGTGTTGACCGCCCCTAGTGGGCGGTTTTCTTTTGTGCTTACGCTGAACAATCCTGCGGGAACTCAGCAAGGTTGAACTTAACCATGGCGAACCAACACGGCGGCGCTCGGCCAGGATCGGGCAGAAAACCCGGTAGCGTCACGCAAAAGACGCGCGAGATTGCTGAACGCGCGATCCAAGAAGGGTTGACGCCGCTCGAATACATGCTGGCCGTTCTGCGCGACGAGGTGAACGACACCGCTACGCGCATGGAAGCGGCCAAAAGCGCGGCGCCGTACCTGCACCCGAGGCTGAATGCCATCACGGTGGCAGGCGACGACGAGGCCCCGCTGCGACACGTTTTCCAGTGGGAATCGAAGTCCGGATCGTAATTCCGTACGCGCCTCGTGCGGCCTTCAAGCCGTTCCATGCGCGGACGGAGCGATGGGCCGTCATGGTCTGCCATCGGCGGGCTGGCAAGACGGTTTCCTGCATTAACGACTTGCTGCGCTCCGCACTGACGACTGAGCGCGACGATTGGCGCGGTGCGTACATCGCTCCGTACTACGGGCAGGCCAAGGACGTCGCTTGGGGCTATCTCAAGCGGTATGCGGGCGTTGTACCGGGCGTTGAGTTTTCCGAGGTGGAGCTCCGCGCCGACTTCCCCAACGGCTCGCGTATCCGGCTCTACGGGGCTGACAACGCGGATGTGCGGCTGCGCGGCATCTACCTTGATGACGTGGTGTTGGACGAGTACGCGGACTTCGCACCGTCTATCTACGGCGAGGTAATCCGTCCGCTGCTGGCTGACAGACAAGGCCGCGCGGTGTTCATCGGTACGCCGAAGGGGCACAACGGCTTCTATCGCGTGTGGGCTGACGCAGAGAGCAAGGCGGACTGGTTCCGTCTGATGCTGCGGGCTAGCGAGACGGGCATCGTGGCCGAGGACGAGCTGATGGCGGCTGCGTCGCAGATGACGCCCGATCAGTACGCGCAGGAATTTGAGTGCAGCTTTGAAGCGGCCATCCAAGGCGCGTACTACGCCAAGGACTTGCTTGCCGCAGAGAAGGACGGGCGCGTCGGTGATGTGCCGGTCGATCCGGTGCTGCCGGTGCATACGTCGTGGGACTTGGGCGTAGCGGACAGCACGGCCATCGTCTTTTGGCAGGCGCTGCGCGGCGGCACGGTTCGCATAGTTGACGCCTACGAAGCGAGCGGGCACGGCCTGGACCACTACGTCCGGGTGCTGAATGAGCGCGGGTACACGTACGGCGATCACTGGGCGCCGCATGACATCCAAGTACGCGAATTAGGATCCGGGCGCTCTCGGCTAGAGACGGCGGCAAGTCTCGGCATCCGGTTCAAGGTCACGCCGAATCTACCAGTGCAGGACGGCATCAACGCTGCACGGATGCTGCTGCCGCGCTGCTGGTTCAACAAGCGCCGCGTGTTGCCGCTGCTGGAAGCGCTCAAGCAATACCGCGAGAAGGTGGACGACAAGCGCCAAGTGTCGCTTGGTCCGCTGCACGACTGGACATCGCACTTTGCAGACGCATTCCGCTACATGGCGGTAGCTGCAAAAGAGCAAACGCCGAAGCGTAAATCGGCCGATCAAATTCACTGGCTTGCATAAATGGCAGATCGCGACATCCTCGACGAAGCGAAAGAGCGTTTCAGGCTTTCGCACGACGCGGAGTCCGAGAACCGTCAAGACGCGCTAGACGATCTCAAGTTCGCGCGCTTGGGTGAGCAGTGGCCCGAAAAGTACCGCCGCGAGCGCGAGGATGAAGGCCGTCCGTGCTTGACGATCAATCGCCTGCCTGCGTTCGCGCGTCAGATCATCAACGACGCGCGGCAGAACAAGCCCGCGATCAAGGTGCGGCCTGCGGACAGCGGCGCGGACGTCAAGACGGCCGACATCTACAACGGTCTAATCCGCAACATTGAGCAGAGCAGCAACGCCGATGTGGCGTATGACACCGCACTAGAATCGGCCGTCTACGGCGGGTTTGGCTACTTCCGCATCAAGACCGATTACGCGCACGACGACACGTTTGACCTCGATATCTGCATCGAGCGCGTCGCCAACCCTTTCACCGTCTATGGCGACCCCAACTCTCAGGCCGCCGACGCATCCGATTGGCGCTTCGGCTTCGTCACCGATCTAGTCCCAAAGGTCGAGTTCCAGGCCAAGTACGGCAAGAACGCGGCAACGCTCGACTGGTCGTCCGACGGCGACGAGCGCGACGAACTGTGGTCCGAAGAAGAGTCCGTCCGCGTTGCCGAGTACTGGCAGCGGGACGAGACGAAGCGGCTGATTGTCGCGCTGTCGAACGGGCAGATCCTCGACGCCAAGCAATACGAAGCCAACCGCGAACTGTGGGACGCCTCGCAGATTGTCGTTGTCGGTGAGCGCGAAACCAAGTCGTACAAGGTTACGCACTACATCCTGACCGGCGCTGAGGTGCTGGAGACGACGGAGTGGGCGGGGCGCTACATCCCCATCGTGCCGGTCTATGGCGACGAAGTGAACATCGAGGGGAAACGCTATTTCCGCTCGTTGGTCAGGGATGTCAGAGATCCCCAAATGATGTTCAACTTTTGGCGCACCGCTGCGACTGAGCTTGTTGCGCTCGCACCTAAAGCACCGTTCATCGGCCCCGTCGGCGCGTTCGATAGCGACATGGGCAAGTGGCAGACGGCGCACGTCAAGTCGCACCCCTTTATCGAGTACGACGGCCCGCTTGCCCCGCAGCGTCAGGCGTTCGCAGGCGTGCCCGCAGGAGCTCTCCAAGAGGCCCTGAACGCCTCCGACGACATGAAGTCGATCCTTGGCATCTACGACGCATCGCTTGGCGCTAGGAGCAACGAGACGAGCGGACGCGCGATCCTGGCACGGCAGCGCGAGGGCGACGTCAGCACGTTCCACTTCATTGACAACCTGAGCCGCGCCATCAAGTACGCAGGCCGCGTTTTGATCGACCTGATCCCGGCCGTGTACGACAAACCGCGCATGGTGCGAGTGCTCGGCGAGGACGGCAAGCCCGAGGTGGTGCAGATCAACGCGCCCGATGAAAAAGGGCAGGTGTACGAGCTCGCGCGCGGCAAGTACGACTTGATCGTGGAAGCGGGGCCGTCGTTTACCACCAAGCGCGAGGAAGCCGCGACGTTCCTGCTTGAGACGATGCGCGCCAACCCGCAGACAGCGCCGCTGTTGATGGACGTGGTTGCGCGGAATCAGGACTTCCCGGAAGCCGACAAAGTCGCTCGGCGTTTCCAAGCGATGTTGCCGCCGCAGATTCAGCAGGCCGAGTCGCAGGGCGAGGAGCCCGACGCGGGTGCGCTGATGGGCCAACTGTCGCAAGCGCAGCAGCAAATGCAGGCCATGCAGCAGCAGTTGCAACAAGCCGCGCAGGCGTTGCAGGGCAAGCAAGCCGAGATGCAGGCCAAGGCGCAGGAATCGCAGGCTCAGTTGGAGCTTGAGCGGCAGAAAGCCGCCGCGCAATTGCAGCTTGAGCGCGAGATGGCCGCGCAGAAGATCCAGTTGGAGCGCGAGATTGCGTCCATGAAGCTCATGGCGCAGCGCGACATTGAAGCAATGAAACAGCAGGCGGAAACGGAGCGCGCGGTGCTGGCGCCGCAGCCTGAACCCACGTTCCCGCAACCGACGGAATAATCATGGCAGATATCAAGGCATCGCACGCTGACGGTAGCGGCGCGTCGAAACTTTTGCGCGACATGGGCGACGGCACGCACGCCGAAGTCATGGCGGCAGAAGCAACCGGCAACATCACCGGCAAGTTCCGCGAGGCTTTTGAGGCTTACGACCCGGTGGCCGGCGGGAAATGGATGGAAACCAAAACCGCTGGCGACCTTGTGTTTGTCGACGGCAATGCGGTGGCGGCGTCTTACCTCGTCATCAGCAAAGACCCGCTAACCGCTGGCACGGAAACGGCAGTCGAGATCGACCCGTCGCTGCACTTCCACCTGCCGACCGAGATTGCTATCGGCTTGTCGATGTCGCAGCGCACGCTCGGGCAAGAGTTTGCGGTTGAAGCCGTCGACACGGGCGGGCCGCTGGCCGACATCCCGGACATCGCTATTTCGTCCATTACGCAGACGACGACCGTCCTAACGATCGACACCGTGTCGCCGCACGGCCTGAGCGTTGGCAAGTCGATCGGTGTTGCGGGCTGCTCCAACCCGGTCGCCAACTATCCGGCGCTGGTTGTCGCGTCGGTGCCGTCGCCTACGCAGATCACTTGCACGGCCGGCCCTGGCGGAACCATTGCATCGCAGTCGATCACCAATCCGGCGGGCGCGAAGGGCTCGATCTACTTCCGGCAGCGCTTTGGCCGCGCTCGCAATGGCGTGTCGCAGATTTTCGAGAACGCGACCGTTACCAATGCCTCGCTTTACGTGCGGTCCGAGTCGGGCGACGCGCTGCCGAGCGGCACGGTTGCGGGTAGCCATTCGGTGACCGTCGGCACGACTGCGCCGGTTCAGCTCGTCAACAGCGCGTATTCCTACGCCTTCGGTCCGACCACCGAGTTTCGGCTGCTGCTGCAATCGGATCGCATTCAGTGGGCGGATAGCGCCGTTGATGCTACCGCGCAGATGACCTCGCGCCTTGTCCGCACGCAGGTCTGCCCGGACCCGGCGGATGTCTACAAGCTGCGGTTCCGTGCGACCAACAACAAGGCATTGACCACGCCGTCGGCGCAGATCGTGTCGGCAGTCAAGGCTGGCAGCACGACCGCGACGATTGTCACCGCAACCGCGCACGGGTTGGCGCTTGGCGATCCGGTCGTCATCTACGGCATCCGCGATCAGACGGCGACGTCGTTTCCCAATTTGCTGACGGCCACCGCTGTGGCGTCGGTTGTGGACGCGACGACGTTCACCATCGTGCAGGGCACCAGCGGCACTGTAACCAGCTACGGCGGATACGTCGCCAAGGTCAACGGCGGCGCGCTGATGTCGGCGCTTGGTGCGTCGGCAATCGTCGCGCAGTCGGCTGTGCTGTCCACGCTGTCGGATGGCACTCGGCAACTGGTGTTGACCGGTAACGGCTCTTGGACCGGTCTGTCGATTGGCGACATGACGGAACTTGTCGGGTGCCGCGCGAACTTGACGGGCGTCTCTCTTGGCGTTGACGGTCCGTGGAAGGTTGCCAACGTCGTGACGACCGCGCTGACGCTGGTTCTGCCGTATGCGGGTCAGCGCACGCTGCCCGCTGACTTTGCGTCGGCTGACTGCGGCGGTGGCGTCATCAAACGCACCTGCATGCGCGTCAGCTTCGTGCGGGTGTTTGACTATGAGCGGCTGCGCGTAGAGGCGCTTGCTCGCCCGGCGTCGGATGCTGCTGCTGCGATGCCGGTCGCGGTGCAGAACACCGTGCCGGTAAGCGGCAGTGTGACGGCTACAGTCGCGTCTACCACGATCACCGGCGGCCAAGCGGCGCACGACGCTGCAATCGCTGGCAACCCGATGCGGGCAGGCGGGCGCGCTGTTACTGCGAACTACGCTGCGGTCGCAACTGGCGACACTGCTGATTACATTTCGACGCTTGTCGGCGCGCAGATCGTCAAGCCTTACGCAATCCCGGAGGCCGAGTGGTCGTACACGGGCGCTCTTACGACCACCAGCGACGTTGCGGCGCAGACTGCGGCGGGCGCGGGCTTGAAGCGTTTCCCGACGTGGATTCAGGCCACCAACACGGGCGCCGCTGCGGTTGACGTTCTGCTGCGTGACGGCACGACCACGCGGCTGCAAATCACGATCCCAGCCGGGCAATCGGTTGACTCCGCGCTGCCTACCAGCATCCCGCTGACGGCCAATACGGCCCTTAACGTCGCGCTGTCGGCTGTTGGCACCGTCCGCGTCAACCTGCTTGGCTACACCGCTCCGTAAGGCCGCACCATGCCGCAAGTCACCCTTGCTCGCGCTGGGCAGATCAGCGACCCGATCGAAGTAGGCCCCGGCACGCGCGTAACCGCGACCGGCGGCTATGTGCAGTGGACGACCGGGACGCTTGTGGACGTGCGCAACGGCACCGCGACATGGCAGACGTGGCCCGCTGGTGCTGTGGCAGGGTATCAGGACACGTTGCGTCGGCTTGTGATTCGTGGCGTGGCTACGGGCGCGATGGCGCTGACATGGGACGAGAGCAAGCAGGACGAAGGCGAGGAGGGCGTCTACTGGCAAGAGGGCGGCGGCGGCGCGGCCGGCACGTTTCTCGCCCCGTCGGGGGACGCGACCGGCGCATCGGATCGCGCTGCGGTGCAAGCTGCGCACGACAATGCGTCAAGCGTCGTCGGTGGCTTTCGCATCACGCTCGCAAGCGGGCAATGGTACTTCGACGGCCCGGTGACGATTACCAAGCCGATCATCATTGCAGGCATGGGGGCGTCTACCGGAGTAGCGCCACTGCGCGGCACGCTTATTACCAACGTCAGCGCATCGCCTACACGGACGTTCTACGTCAACCCGACCACCGAGGCGATCTGGGGTGTGGCAATCTGCGACCTGGCCATTAACGGCAATGGCGTGAACGACGGTATCGGCATCCTGGCTGGGACGCCGCACACAGTGTCCCAGTCGCGCTTTTGCGATCTTGTCATCCGCAACGTGCGCGACGGGATCTACGCCACCGGCACCAGCAGCGCCGAGGTCTACCAGAACGAGTTCCGGAACATCAAGATCACGAGCTGCACGCGGCACGGGTTTTACCTTGATGTCAGTTCGTATAACCAACTCTGGAACATTGAGACGACGGGCATCACCGGCGCAGCGGGCTACGGGTTCTACCTGTTCGGCACGGCCACGACCGCTCACGGTCTGATGACCGAGGGCTGCGTCAACATCGACGCGCCGTGGGGCCGTATTAGCAGCGTCAACGTCGAGACGATTTCGGCGGCCACGCCGGTATCGAGCATTGCCGTGCGCCTAAATGGCACTGGACTTGGCGTTTACGGCGTCTCGCTTGTGAACATCAACCCTGCAAAGTGCAATTACGGAATTTCGTGTTACTCAGCAGCAGCCACCGTGCGGGACGTTGTTGTCGCCGGCACTCAAGGCCCGGCTTATGTTTTTACGCCGCAGGCCGGCTCGTCGGGTTTGCTTGAAAACTGCCAGACTCAGCTGGCTCACTTCTACGTCGAGCAGTATTCGTCGATGTCAGACATGGCCGGCTGGCGTTTCCGTGGCTGCGACGGTGCAAACGGCGTTGTGCGCGGAAACGAAGACAACGCAAAGCAACTCACACGACTGTTTGCATTACGCACCGCAAACTTTCAATCGACATCCGACCAGACGTTTACGAGACACGGCGGGTTCACGAGCTATCGAATCACTCAGGTAAAAGCGGTCACTCGCTCAGGAGGCTCGACCGTTGCTTGCTCGGGTGGTATCTACACCGCAGCTGCCAAAAGCGGCACAGCCCTAGTAGCAGCCGGTCAATCGTGGCTTGGACTATCGGCTATCGGAAAGATGGTTGACGCAACGGTGGCCGGTGTAAACGTCACCGACGTCCAGACCGCTACGCCGATTCTGTCGCTGACGACTGGCAGCACTGCTGCGGCGACCGCCGACGTGTTCTTGTACGGCTACATCATGGACACGGTGTAGCACCGCGACCCGGACTTAGCCGCCGCGCACCCGGCTACATGAACCCGCTTTGGCGGGTTTTTGCATTGGTGCGTCTTTACTGGAATACACATGAACGAAACCGAGAATAATCCGAGTGAAAGCCCGGAACTCTCTAACAACGCCGCTCCCGAGCAGGAGCCGGTAGATACCGAGCAGCCCGACACGCTTGACGCCGACGAATCCGCAGATGACGCAGACAGCGCCGTCGAGGAAACCGAGGAAGTCGAGCTCGACGGGGAAAAGCTAGCCGTACCGAAGTCAGCCGCCGAGAAGTTGCGCGCGGCAATGCTTCGGCAGGCTGACTACACGCGCAAGACTCAGGAACTGGCGCAGCAGCGCCAACAAGCCGAGGAGTCTTTCCAACAGCGTGAGGCTCGCGTCGCTGCCGAGCAGGCAAACATTCAATCGGTCGCGCGTGTCATGGCGATTGATGAGCGGTTGCAGCAATACGCAAACGTGGACTGGCAGGCTCTTAACCAGTCCGACCCCGTTCGTGCGCAATCCGAATACTTCATTTATCAACAGTTGAAGGATGCGCGCGGCGGGCTGGTTTCACAGATCCAGCAGCAGGAGTCCCAACGGGCACTGCGCGACTCCGAGGCGCAAGCCAAGGCCGCGCAACAAGCTCAGGAAGTGCTCAGCCGCGAGATCAAGGGTTGGGGTCCAGAAGTAGCCAAGTCGTTGCGAGAAGTCGCTAAATCGCTTGGTGCTGACGCAAAGGCAATCGACAACATCCGCGATCCGTGGATCGTCAAGGCGTTGCACGCGCAAAAGCAACTGATGGACCTGCAAGCCAAAGCTAGCAAGGCGCCCGCCGCGCCCGCAGCAGTACCCGTCAAGACCATCACCGGAGCCACGTCGAAAGCGACCGTGGATCTCGACAAGTTGCCGATTGACGAATACATGCGCCGGGAACGAGCCCGCCTCGCTAAGCAACCGCGCCGCTAATCAGCGGCATATCTCGTAACTGACAAACCGCCTCCGGGCGGTTTTTGCATTTCTAGGGACTGAAAATGGCTACCAATACCCTGCTTAACGCAGACATGATTACGAAGCGTGCGCTTCTGATCCTGCACCAGAAACTCACCTTCATCGGCAACATTAACCGCGCTTACGATGACTCGTTCGCCCAGGACGGCGCCAAGATCGGCTCGACCCTGCGCATCCGTCAGCCCAATCAATTCACGGTTCGGTCCGGCTCGGCGCTGTCGGTGCAAAACGTGGTGGAAACCAACACCGCGCTGACCGTCGACACGCAACTTGGCGTGGATTTTGAGTTCTCGTCGAAAGAACTGACGATGAACATCGACGATTACGCCAAGCGCTACCTTGAGCCCGCGATGGCCCGCCTAGCCGCGCAGATCGAAGCTAACGTTTGGTCGTCGATGTACAAGTCGGTTGCCAACGTGGTCGACGCTGACACCGTTGCCCCGGCGCTCATCCACCTGAACCGCGCCCGCAAGCGTCTGACCGATTCGCTGGCCCCGCCCGATAACCGCAACGTTCTGCTGTCCACCGATCACACTGTCAAATTTGTGGACGCGCTGAAAGGGCTTTTTCAAGACTCGACGCAAATCAAGGACCAGTACCGCGAAGGCATGCTGGGCCGCATCGCTGGCTTCGACCTGTATGAGTCGACCCACGTCTCCGACCACCTGACCGGCACCGCTGCTAAGACTACCGGCTACCTGTCGAATGGCGCTACGCAGACCGGCGCGGCCATCGTCGTCGACACCGGCACCACCACGTTCCTTGCGGGCGATGTGGTGACCTTTGCGGGTGTGTTTGACGTTCACCCGGAGACCAAAGTCTCGACCGGTGTTCTCAAGCAGTTTGTGGTGACGGCCAACTCGGGCACTTCGGCGACCTCGCTTGCGATCTCGCCGGCCATCGTGGCCTCGGGTGCGCGTCAGAACGTCAGCAGCGCAATTGCTGACAACTCGGCGGTCGTCAAGATCGGTGCGGGCGCCAACGAGCTGCTGAACTCGTCGCTGGCGTTCCAAAAGGACGCCTTCACCTTTGCGACGGCTGACCTCGTGCTTCCGAAGGGTGTCGACATGGCCTCGCGCCAAGTCTACGACGGCATTTCGCTGCGGTTTGTTCGTGACTACACAATCTCGGACGACCAGTTCCCGGCTCGTTTTGACGTGTTGTACGGCGCCGCCGCGATCCGTCCTGAACTCGCCTGCCGCATCCACGCTGACGGCTAATCCCTGACGCAGTAGCAACCCGCCCCGGCGCTCACAAGGTGCCGGGGCTGTTTCACATGGAACACTAGATGACGTACGGGACGCTTAAATCCGACATTGCTTCGTTCGTGCAACGCGACGACGTTACGTCGATCATCCCGACGTGGATTCGCTATGCAACCGCGCAGTTCTCGCGGGTGCTGCGTGTGCCGCAGATGGAAACGCGCGACGTAAGAACAATCTCCACTGAGTACGTCAGTTTGCCAGTGGATTTTCTAGAAGTGATCTCGGCTACTCGAAGCGACGGAAAAGAACTGCGATACGTGGGCAGGCCGCAATTTTCCTCGTACGTTTCCCAAGAGAAAAAACCAGAACCGCAGATTTACACAATCGAACAATCGCAATTTCGGTTTCTTCCCGCTCCGACTATTGCAAACCCGCTGACGGTGACGATTCTAACGTACGAAAGTCTTCCAGACTTTTCTGGCGACACGAGTACAAACTGGCTTCTTGACGAGCACCCGGATCTATACCTATGGGGAGCGTTGCTGTTTGCTCGCGCGTGGCTGCATGACGACGACAGGCTTGCGAGAATAAAGCCGCTATACGACGAGGGCATGGCATTGCTTCGGAAGAAAAAGGTTCATGCAACCGGAATCGTTTCCGCAGTAGGAACGGATATCCCGGAATCAACCTACACTTACAATATCACCCGCGGTTGATGACATGGCCAATTTTGTAATTACAACCGCAACTGGGAATAAAACTTTCTCGTCGACAGAAGCGGTTGTTGGCATTGAGACAACCGACGTAAAGGTAATGATTGGTGCGCCTGGAACGGCGTCACATGTTAGCGACGCCAACCCAATTCCGGCAAAAGGGCAGCCGCTTTCACCATTTAGGTCCGTCACAATCACCGATGCGGCCACGCTAGTCATTGCGTCGGCAGTGCAGCTTCGTGCGTTGGACTTGTTCAACCGAGGCGCAGGGGAACTATTTTTTCACTTGTACAACGCGGCATCCGCAGGCGCGATAATTGTTGGCACAACAAGCCCCTACCTGACGTACCCAATGCTGCCGGAATCCGGCTGGTCGAAGTCTTGGTCACCAGATGGAATCTCGTTTCCGGCCGGAATTGTTATTGCAGTAACTACGACCATCAGCGGAGCATCCGGAGCAGTAAATTCCGGAGACGTCATCTGCAATCTAGGATATCGCTGACTATGCCGTTTTCTACCGGTAGCAATTCTGGGGCCGCTGACGTTTCGGCTGCGGTTCAAGCCGAGTTAAACGCCGGTCGAGACGTCTGGATATCAGACAACTACACTTGGCGGTTCGATAACTTTGTGACCGTTCCTGCAGGCCGAAAACTTTTTGGCCCAGGAAGAATCGTGTTGCAAGCCGGGACAAGCGCTGGAATCACGCTGCAGAACGGCGCTCGGTTGCTCGGCGTAACGATCGCGGCGTCCGGGACTGGCTACACGGGATCATGCGTCAACCTGCCAGCAGGAACGTCTGGTCAAGTTGTGGACGGCTGTGAAATTGTTACGACAGGGGCATCCACAACCGCGATTCAGTGCTTGTCTGACGTCGCGACTCAAACGTTTGTGTCGGACGCGACAATCCGAGGAAACGTCATCAAGGCGGCGGCTAACGCAAACCATCAGGTAATGCTGCGCGGCGCATTGCGGGTGCGTGTTGACGGCAACACCGTTGACGGTGGCGGATGGGGGATATACGGCCACAACTTTAGGCGATGTTCAATCGTCAACAACACAGCGAGGAATCAAACGTTTGTTGGTATTGGGTCACTGTCGCAGCGTAAATTCAATCCGTACGTCAACATCGGCAATGTTATCAGCGGAAACAATGTTTATAACGCTGGCGAAGAATCTATCTCGCTGGATTGCACTGCTAATGTTCCGGCCGATTGGAACGAAAACGGAGCGCTGCCGGTTGGAACCGTATCGTCGGCAACAGACATCAGCACATCGCAGACACGCATTACTCTTCAAGAAACTGTATCCGTCTCTGGCGTTGAGCCGGCGTCGACCACGACAAATTGGGCAAATGGGTTTATGGCAATTGTGCTTAGCGGCATGCACGCTGGCACATGCGCTCTCATTGAAGAATGCACGGCCACGACCATTACGGTATCTCGAAGCGCAGGGTTTGACGCAACCGGACTCGCAAGTGGAACCAAGATCCTGATTACGCTCCCGTACATCGGAAACATTATTAGCAATAATACGGTAAATAGTACAATTTTGGGGTGTTGGGGAATTCGGTTGTACGGCTCAGCGTGGCACAACATCATCACCGATAACACCGTTCAAACGTACCGCCCTCCAGTAAGCGTCACTTCGCTTGTAGATGCAGTGCTAGGCACCACGGGTTCTTGGCGGCCGACTAGTTGGAGCGGTTTTAACACGATCGCAAGCAATTTTGCGTATCAGCATCGAGATGCTTCGGAGGCCAACTACGGGCCAATTTATAGCGAGATTTTCGGCACGTTGAATATCCCGGCTGGAGAAATTCCATGGGAGTCAGTCGCCTACTTACCGAAACAGTGGAATCACATGCGGCAAGTAGTGTCTGGTAATCATGTTCCTGGCACGACCCGTGCGTTCTTTCAAGGCAACCGCGCAATTATTAACGATAACGTGTTTGCTGGCTCCAATGGAATCAGAGTAAACAATAGCACGCAAAATAGACTTGCTTTAAACGTCAACGCGACGACAAACAACGTTGGAATTCGCGAGTCAGAAGGCACGGGCGGTTCGCATCGCGTTCTAGTTAACGCAACGCGCGGCATCGTGACCGGCAATGATTATGGAACCTAATCATGTTCCCGCCACTGCTGCAGAACTCGATCATCGTACCTGGGCCGGTTGACTCAGGGTGGGTCGTTGTGCCACCAGTAGGACAAGGGCAAGGCGAGTGGGTAACGATCAATCCTGCGCCGGCTGTGTGGACGCCAGTTGCTAAGGTTACTCTATGACGCCGAACATTCAGCCGCTCGCATGGATGCCAGACGCAGACCCGACGCAACCGGGCATCATTGCAGAGGTAGAAAACCTGCTGCCTACGGTTCGCGGGTATGCGCCAGACTACGCGCTTGCAAACAGCTATCGCTACACGCTCACGCTGCCGTCGCGGGTGTTTTCGGCATCGAGTTTTGCGCGGCTTGGCTTGGCCCCGGGGCTTCTGTTCGGTACGGCAGACAACCTGTATTTTGCGGATTCATCGACGCTGACGCTGCGGTCCCGAGCGGCCCCGTACGCCTCGATTAACGAGGGTTACGAATGGCGGTTTGCGCAGTTCAAGGACGTTGCAATCGCAACGACTGCGCTGAACCCCATGCAAGCAACGACGAACGTAGCCACGACAAACTTTTCGGATTTGGCCGGGGCGCCTAGAGCAAACACGCTATGCGTACAACGTAACTTTGTGATTGCCGCCTCGTTTCTAACGGGCTCGTGGCCGTACCTTGATGGATGGTGGTGCAGCGCGCAGGAAGATCACACCGACTGGACGCCTGACATTGCCACGCAGGCGGCGCAAGGGCGACTGACAGCGACGTCCGGCGGGATCACGCGCTTGATCCCGTATCAGGACACGGTGATTGCGTTCAAGCCGTCGTCTATGTATCGGGGCGTCTACACCGGGCCGACGGGAAACACATGGTCGTTTCCGCTGCTGTCGAAGTCGATCGGCCTTGCTGCGCATGACGCCGTGTGCGAAGCCAACGGCGCGCTGTACTGGATGGGCAACGACGGTTTCTATCGCTACTCGGGCGGTGCCCCGGAGCGCATTGCAAGCGCGCCGTGGGAGTACGCAAAGGCCATCATCAAAAGATGGCAAAACGTTGTCCTAAGCGTGTGGGACCCGGTGCGACGGTGCGTGCGCTGGTACTTGCCCAAACCTGGCTCGGGCAATGGTACGTTTCTTGGCATCGCGTACCACGTTGACACGGACCGATGGGGCGCGTTTCAGAACAACGCTTGTTATGCGTTCAGCGTTGAGGTTGAGAGCGTTCCGGTCGTCGGCAAATACTCCGAGTTCATCTTGTCTCCAATAGAATGGAACACGCCCGGCGCAGTCGCGTGCATTGACGCTACGTCGTTTAACTTTCAGACGCATTGCGCGCTGCCTGGCGCAAGTTCGTTGACATCCGGCGACGTTGGCGACGACGACCAAGTTACAGCCATGATGCGCGGGCGGATGCGCTTCTTGCGCAAGCCAACGTCTTCCGACATGACGCATTCATACCGCATGGATTTGGATGACAGTTTGACCATCGGTGCAACGGTTGCGCGCTTTAGCGGTAAATACGACGTATCGCACGCCGCGCGCTGGCACCGCATGAAGTTCAGCCAAACCGACATGTACGAAGTGACCGGGTTTTCTGTCGCCCCCCAAATGGCAGGGAAACGCTAATGCCGCCCGTCTACGTCGATGGCCGAATTGGCGAGTTGCCGACCGAGCCGCAGCGTGTGCTGCGCGAAATGGCGCAAGAGATTAACGCGACCGCCGGCTATATGTTTGTTGGCGACGGATCGCCTGAAACGGTTATTGCCGCAAACGTTGGCTCTGTTTACTTGCGCAAAGATGGCGCGGCCGGGACAAGCCTGTACGTCAAGCAGGCGTCGAGCGGGTCTAATACCGGGTGGTCTGCGTTTGCTGCGCCTGCTGCTGCGGGGCCAGCGTTTAGCGCTTACAACAGCGGAACGCAAGCAATCGCGTCAGTCACGTACACAAAGGCCACGTTTAACGCGGAGTATTTTGACACAAATGCTTGCTTTGCGTCTTCTAGGTTTACGCCAAACGTCGCCGGGTACTATCAATTAAATACGTCCATTTACACAGGAAGCGCCGGGCTGTTTCTTGTTGCCCTGTATAAAAACGGTGCAATTTACCAAGAATTTGGACGTATTGCTACTTCAGGAACGATCGGCGGCGGCGCTACGGTTAACGCAAACGGCAGTTCGGATTACTTCGAAGTGTTTGCGTTTTCTACTGCTGCGGCTCCAGTGCTCGGCTATGCGTCGGGGCCGTACTACATGCACTTTTCCGGCGCTTTGGTTCGTGCGGCGTAATTATTGCGCCAGTGATAATTCGGAATAAAAGATGACATACGAACAGTTGATGTCCATGTACATGGACCCGCGCCAATTGTCGAATGCTGGCGCGCTTGGTGCGCCGATCTACGCTTCGACTGGCGAGGGCGGCGGTTCGTATATTGCTGGGTACGAGCCTGTCGCGGAAGGGACGCGCGACCCGTACTTCAACCTGGACGCACAAGGCAACTACACTAAAGACCCGGGCGCGCGGAACGTGTTTTACGATGCGAACACCGGCCAATTTACCGTAACGCAAGGCTCGTTTGACGGCGGTGGAATTCAGCGGTGGAACGTCAACCAACAGGGAGTGCAGGATTTAGGGTTTGAGTCGCCGCGTTCGTTTGGCGACCTGTTGCAGAACGCAGCTAGCAATGCCGCGCCGTACCTAGCCGGCATGGCTGGGCTCGGCGTTGGCGCGGCATACCTGCCGGCGCTGCTCGGCGGCGGTGGGGCGGCGGGCGGCGCGGCGGCAAGCACTGGCGCGGCCGGCGGCGGGCTTGGCGGCGTTACGTTCGGCGCGGGCCTAGAGTCCATGCCGACGTTTCTAGGCAGCGGCGCGGGCGGCGCAATGGGATCGGCGGGCACAATGGCGGGCGGCATTGATGCGGCGGCGCTGTTGGGCGGTACGGGCGGGTTTGCGTCGGGTGCGGGCGGCCTTGCGGGCACGGCGGCTGGTGCGTTTGGCGCCGTTCCGGGGCTTGGCGAGGCCCTAGGCGGCGCCGCGCCCGCCGGTGGCGGCTCGTGGGCTGACATCTTGCGGCAAGGCGGCAACGCGCTAACCGGCGGCGGCGGACTCGGCGGACTCGGCGCACTTGGCGCGGCCGGCCTTGGCGCGCTCGCTGGCGTCGCGGGTAACGGCGATATTACCTCGACGCAAAACACCAGCGGCACCAGCAGCACCAGCGGCAGCAACTCGCAAAGCCTCGCCCCGTGGCTGCAAGGCTACGCGCAGGATTACGTCGGCCGCGCGCAGCAGCTCGCCAACGCGCCAACGACCAATGCCAGCCTGGACACCGCTGGTGGCCTTCTGAGCCAGTACGCGACGCAGGGTGACTCGCTGGTCAACCAAGCCCGCGCGCAGCAGGCAAACGTGATCGGCGGCGGGCTACTCGGCGGCAATCCGTACCTCGACCAAGTGGCGGGCAACATTGGGCGGCGCATGGGCGATGCGTACGCCACGGGCACGCGCGCGGGCGTGTTCAGCGGCTACAACAACGACGGCAACAGCGTGCAGGCCAAGAGCGGATTCGGGCAGGCGCTCGGCATGCAGGACCGCAACTATGCGGACGCGCTCGGCTCCACGATGTCGAACCTGTACATGGGCAACTACAACACGGAGCGCGCGGCGCAAGATGCCGCGTCCCGTGGCTCGCTCGGCTTCGGCACGTTTGGCGTAAACAACGCGACCAACCTCGCGGGCTTTGGCGCGGATCAGTTCCAGCGGCCTTTTATGGCGAATCAGGCATACGGCAACGCGATCAATCCCGCGTTCGGCTCCACGTCGAACAGCAACGCGACCGGCACGACCAACAACACGCAGACCCAAAACGTGACCGCGCCTAATAGCTGGATGGCGGGCCTTGGCGGCGCTGCTGCTGGCGCCGGGATCTATCGCAACATTTTCGGGGGCCGCTGATGGGACTGCTTGACTACAACCCGGACCCGATAGGGCAGGGGCTCCTTGGCCTCGGCACGGCCCTGATGCGCCCGCGTGCAATGGGCGGCGGGATGGCGGCTGGCTTGGATGCGTTCAACGCCAACGCGCTACAGGCCAAGCAGTTGCAGCGCCAGGCGCAGCAGGACGCGCTCCGAGAGCAACTGCTGCAAGCACAGATGGCCGAGTACGGCGCGCAGACGGATGAGCGCAAATCACGCGCGGCCCTCATCAAGCAGAAGGCCGACGAGGAAGCGGCTGCGCGCGCCCGGCAAGATGAATTCTGGAAGATGTTTGGCGGCGGCAACGGCGCGGTTGTTGCGCAGACCGGCGGGCTTGCTCCAACCAACGCCAATGCGGCGCTTCGCAATCAGCCAATGCCGATGACGACCGAGGTTGCGCTTGCTGCGGCACGTGCTGGCATCCCGCTTGACACGCTCAAAGCGGCGGCGACTGCGGGCGATTGGGGGCGGTCGAAGGTCTCGCGCGAGACTACGGTTGCAGGCCCCGACGGCATGCCGCGCACGCTGCTGCTGGACGAGTTTGGCCGCCCGGTTGGCGACGCCCTCCCGCAAGCCGTCAAGCGCGAGATGCTGAACACCGGGAATGCGTTTACGCCCGTCAACCCGTACACGCAGTCCGGCCCGCTTCCCATCGGCATGTCGGCAGCGGAGCGAGATTCGTCGGCGCGCGGGTGGGCGTCCAATGCGTTGCAGCGCGAGCGGTTTGCGTATGAGAAGGCGCAGCAAGGCGGCGGCGGTGGCTTTGAGTACCGGCAAACGCCCGAGGGGCTTGTCGTTGTGCCAAAAGTCCCGAGCGCAGAGGGGCCGGTGCAGGCGCGTCCGGTGCTGAACGCTGCCGGTGTGCCTGTCGGCGGATCGGGCGCAGGCGGCACGTCGCCGCAGCAGAAAGTCGCGGACGCTACCGAGGCGCTGAGTCTCATCAAGGACGCAGAAAAGATCATTGACACCGCGACGGGTAGCTTTTTCGGCGCGGGTCTAGACATTGGAGCGCGGGCGTTCGGCAGTTCGACGGCTGGCGCTCGGGGTGCGGCGCAACTGCAAGCCCTTGAAGGCGCGCTGGTGTCGAAGATGCCCAAGATGAGCGGCCCGCAGTCCGACCGCGATGTGCAACTTTATCGGCAGATGGCCGGGCAGATTGGCGACCCGACCATCCCGGCGGAAACCAAACGCGCGGCGCTGAACACCATTCGGCAGATTCAGAACCGGTACGCGGGCGTTCCCGAGACGGCGACTCCGATCCCCGAGGCGCCGAGCGCGGCCGGGATGCCGCTTAACCTCCAAGAACTGGCGCGGCAAGAACTGCAACGGCGCGGGCGGTAAGCATGGATCTGTCGAAACTTAGCGACTCGGACCTGCAAGCGATTCAGCGCGGCGACCTTCGCATGATGTCCGCCGACGGGCTCAAAGTCCTGGCGGGCGAGCCCAAGAAGGAAGCCGTGCAGATTGCGGGCGAGTTCCTGACGGGCGTGCCGCGCCAGCTCGGGCTGACCGCACGCGCGGGCATCCAAGGGCTTGGCGGTGCCGTTGGCGTGCTGTCCGACCCGATTGCGTCCGCTATAAACCTTGCGCGCATTGGGGCCGGCCGCGATGCAGCGGTGCCGACGGCGCGCAAGACGGCGCAAAACGTGGCTGACTTTATCGGCCTGCCGACGCCCGAGACGCCTACCGAGCGCGTGGCGGGCGGCACTGCGGAGCTCATGGCCGGGGCCGGTGGCGGCATGGGCATTGGGCGGCTGGTTGCTCAGGGTGCGCCCGGTGCAATGCAACAGGCCGGGCAGTTCCTGTCGCAAGCCCCTGCGGTTCAAGTGTCGTCCGCTGCCGGCGGCGGCATGGCGGGCGGCTCCGTCAAGGAAGCGGGCGGCGGTCCCGGCGCTGAGTTTGCGGCTGCGCTGCTTGGCTCCGTGGCCGGTGGCGCGGCCCCTGGTGCGCTCGATCGCACGATGCAGGCTGGCGCGCGTCTGATGACGCCCAAACTCACCGCGCAAGAGATTGACGTCAAGATCCAGCAAGCCTTGACGAACCAAGGCGTCGATTGGGAGGCGATGCCGAAAGCGGTGCGCTTCTCGCTGCGCAACGAACTGTCCAAGACGCTGCAAGCGGGCGACGAGATCAGCCCTGAGGCGCTGCGGCGGCTGGCTGACTTCAAGACGATTGGCGCGACTCCGACGCGCGGCATGGTGACGCTCGACCCGGTGCAGATCACTCGGGAAAAGAACCTGTCCAAGATGGCGGCTAATAGCGGGCAGGACGAGCTATACGGCCTGCCGCGCATCGAGAATCAGAACAATCGCACGCTGATTGACACGCTCAACACGGTGCGCGGCAAGCCGGTCGATGCGTTTACCGCAGGCGAGCGCGCTATCGGCACGCTTGGGGCCAAGGACGCGCGGTATAGCGCCGTTGAAAACACGCTGTATGAGCGTGCGCGCGGTGCGGCCGGCCGGGACATCCCGCTAGACCGCGAGGCGTTCCTGCGCACGGCATACGAAAACCTTGCCAAGCAGAACAAGGGTGCATTTTTGCCCGCTGAGATTGATGGCCTGCTACGTCAGATCCGCGAGGGCAAGGCTGTCATTGGCGGGCAGGACTACCCCATCCCGTTCAACGTGGATGTGATTGACAACCTGAAAACGACGCTTGCAGCCGCCTCGCGCAGCAGCAAGGACGGCAACACCCGTTCCGCCATTGCGCAAGTCCGCAACGCGCTAGAAAGCGTCCAGCCCGCAGGCGCACCGATCAAAACGGCGTTTGGCGGCAACGCGGTGGCGACTGGCGCGCAGGCGGCGGCGATGCAGCAGGCCGACGCGCTGCCCGCCGAGGCAATGAAGGCGTTCGACAGGGCGCGTTCAGTGGCCCGCATGCGCCGCACTTGGCAAGAGTCCGCGCCGAGCATCAAGGCGACAATGGACGACGTAGCGCCCGATCAGTTCGTGCAGAAGTTTGTGCTTTCCCCGAGCGCATCGGCTGACGATGTGTCGGCGCTTGCCCGCGAACTGAAGCGCAACCCCGAGGCGGCGCAGTCTATGCGCTCGGCCATTGTGGAACACCTAAAGGAAAAGGCGCTGAGCGGCGCATCCGACGAGGTGGGCAAGTTCAGCCAAAGCGCATACAACAAGGCTCTAGGCGCGCTAGATCGCAAGCTGCCGTCCTTTTTCTCGCGCGAGGAAATTGCGCAGATGGAAGCGGCGGGCAGGGTTGCGAGCTACATGCAAGTCCAGCCGGTCGGCTCGGCGGTCAACAACAGCAATTCCGGCGCGATGGTTTTGGGCCGCGCGCTTGACGGGATCGCGGGTATCTCAAGGTTCCTGCCGCTCGGGCGTGGCCTGGTGGCTGACCCGCTGCAATCGCTGCAATTGTCCATCGGCACGCGCAACGCGCAGAACGTGTCGGGCGGATTGCTCGCGCCGCGTCAGCCTGCGCCAATGCTCACGGGTAGCGCGCTGCTGCCGGCAGTAATGGCAACCGGGCTACTTTCGTCCCCGTAGCCATTGCACGAACAGCAGCGCGCCAAGTCCAGCCAGCCAGCCGAGAACCGTCGGGTTGAATTCCATCCGCCAATCATGCCACGCCGCCTGTGGGCGTGACAGCCACGCCTAGCCCAAAAGCGTACCCACATGGCATCCCTCCACGAACGCACTGACCTCGCGGCCGAAACCGTGTCTCAAGCCATGCGCGCCTCGCCTGCCGTCGCAGTGGCTGCACCAACGCTGCTAGGGGCCGATTTGAACTCATTTGTTCTGATTCTGACGGCCGTGTACATCCTGCTACAGATCGGCTTCCTGTTGCACAGATGGGTACGGATGTCGCGCAGCAAACGGCCGTCTGAGTCCGCAGAGTGAGGGAGCGTATTGCGCCCCTGCTGCTGTCCTTGTCAGCGGCGGGGCTAGTAGCAATTGCGGGGTATGAGGGGTATCGCGCGCAGGCGTATGACGACGGCGTGGGCGTGCAAACAATCGGGTTCGGCAGCACGACGCGCGAGGACGGCACGCCCGTGCAGCGCGGGGACAAGACGACGCCCGAGCGTGCACTTGCCAAACTCGCAGCAGACGCGGACAAACACGCGCAAGCGGTTTTGCGATGCGCGCCCGTGCCAATGCACGAGTACGAATTCTCTGCGTTCGCATCGTTTGCGTACAACGTAGGGGGCGCTGCGTTCTGCCGCTCTACGCTCGCAGAGAAACTTCGGCGCGGTGACTACGCGGGCGCGTGCGCTGAGCTGCTTCGCTGGACCTACGCGGGCGGGGTGCAACTGCGCGGGCTAGTCATCCGCCGACAGAAGGAATACGCGCAATGCATCGGCCAGTAGACAACCCCGACGCTGTGCGGATGCTGATAGCGCAGGCGTACGTCGCGGGCCAGTCGTCGAAGCCCGATTGGTCGTGGCGCTCGTTCCGCTATGGCGTTGCCGCTGGCCTGCTGATGGCCGCGCTGCTCATCGTCGTCTGATTTATCGCGGCGGCATAAACCGCCTAACTTCGCAATAACTCGCGGGGCTTCCATGTTTGGACTAGATCGGCTGACGCTCTACGGCGTCGGCGTGGCGCTGCTCGTCCTGTCGCACGGCGGACTGTACGCCTACGGCTGGCATCGCGGCTATGACGCATCATCCGCCAAGTGGGCGCTTGAGAAGGCGCAGATCGTGGCCGACGCGCAAGCCAAAGCCGACACGTTGCGCGCAAACGGTGAGCGGCTAGCGGCTGAACTTGAGTTAGCCAAATCGACATATCGAGTCGAATATGTCGAAAAAATCCGCTACATCGTACATAAGGCATCCCGCACAAAAGCCTGCCTGTCGGGCAATGTGACCGCCGCGCTCAACGCCTCGCCGATCCGCGAGACAGTGGAACGCCCCGGCGAGCCGCCGCGTGACGTTGTAGGCCCCTCTGCGGGCACCAGCGAGGCAGCGGTGGCCGAGTGGATTGCGGGCGCACAGGCAGCGCATGCGGAGTGCCGCGCCCAGGTGCAGCGGCTAGGCGACTGGATACGTTCCGCGACGGGAGGCAAGTAATGCGTTGCATCGCATATGCGTGCGCAAAACGGGTGCTTTATGCGTTTTTATGCGCGGGCGTTATAACCGGCTGCGCGTCTACGCCAATCGTCTGCAAGCTGCCCGAGCCGCCCGCGTCGCTGCTGGCAGTGCCTGCGCCGCTGCCGCCGATCCCCGCTGACATGCCGCGCTGATGGGCAAGCCGACAAAGCCGCGCCCCGTCATGGTCCGCTGGGTTGACGCCGCGATGTCGGCCGATTCCCACTGGTCCGAGGGCGATCGCCCTCAGCCGCCTAAAGGCAAATCCATGCATATGTGCCTAACCGTCGGCTGGCTCGTCCACGCCGACAAAGAGTGGGTGCAGATCGTTGCAACGCTCGCAGACGGCGCACACGCGCATCTGACTGAGATTCCGCGCGGCATGGTGCGCGAGATCAAAGCCCTGACGGGCAAGGGCATCTGATGCCGGTCCGTAAAGTCACCGACGAGCAACTGCACGACGCGCTACAGGAAACCAACTCACCCACAGCACTGGCAGCGCAGTTCGGAATCTCGATGCGCGCGATCCAGACGCGGCTGCGCAAGCTTGGCGTGCCGCCGCTCGACAATCACGCACAGGCGCGCAAGCCGCCCGTCTACCGCGCCAAACCCGAAGGCCGCTTAGACGTCAACATTACCGATGGATCGGTAATCATTGGCTCAGACTGCCACTATTGGCCGGGTATGGTATCGACTGCACATCGCGCGTTCGTTCGGACGATCTGTGAGTTGCGGCCGAAAGTCGTGATTATGAATGGCGACGTGTTTGACGGTGCCAGCGCAAGCCGCCACCCGCGTCTAGGATGGGCCGAGAAGCCGCCATCCGTGCGTGACGAGCTGCGCGCCGTCGAGGAGCGCCTCGCGGAGATCAAGGCCGCATGCCCGCCAGGCTGCATCACGGTATGGACGCGCGGCAATCACTGCATGCGCTTCGAGATGATGCTAGCCGCCAACGCCCCGCAATATGAAGGCGTGCAGGGCTTCTCGCTGTCCGACCATTTCCCAGAGTGGAAGCACTGCATGGCGGTATGGCTTGGCGAAAAGTGCGTGGTCAAGCACCGGCTCGCAGGGGGCGTGCATGCCACCTACAACAATACGCTGCGCTCCGGCGTCACGCTGGTAACAGGGCACCTTCACCGGCTGCAAACGACGACATTCTCGGACTATAACGGCACGCGGTGGGGCGTCGATACCGGCACGATGGCCGACCCGTACGGCCCGCAATTCGCCGGGTACACGGAACTTGGCCCCGTCAATTGGGCTAGCGGGTTCGCGGTGCTGACGTTTGCCGATGGCGAACTGCTGTACCCGGAACTCGCGCACGTTGTGGACGAGGGCAAATTTTCGTTCCGAGGGCAAGTCATCGACCTAGGCGACCAGTCCGCAATGCACAAGGCTGCAAAAGCGTAAGGGGCTGAAAGCGAACACGTCAGCCGCGACGTGTTAAAGGCGTCATTGGTTAGTCTGCGGGCGGTCCTGCGTACAGCGGTCTGACATAGATTGTTTTTGCCACGTCAGTCCCGCCGTCGCAGTATGTTTTTAGAAGGTCATCAAGGTCAGGGGTTGTCCCGTCGTTGAGTTTGTAATCTTCCACCCACAAAACAGTGTGGCGGGTTTCGCCTGGGGCGCCGTAGCGGCGGAAATGAAACCAGTCCCATGCTATCGGCTCGGGCGTCGGGTCGGCAAACTCCGCGTTCAGATTGCGGTAGTGCTGCGTGACATTGCGAATCGCCCTAACCATTGCTGGCTCCGGCCCAATGTCGGCCGCAAGTGCGCCGCGCGCCGCATAACGCCTGACGAGCTCGACGTTCTCGGGCCGCACCCAGACCTCTACTCGCACTAGGCCGAGGGCCGCGCGCCGCTCGCGCAGGGCGGCGACGCGCGGGGCGGATGGTTTCGGGGCGGTCACCCGCTTGGGCATCAGGCAGCCTCGCCGCGAGTCGCGTGGTCCGGCACCGTCACCAGGATGGTGTCGCGCTGGCGGTCGCCCCAACGCGGGTCGAGATCCCAGCCCGCGAGGCCGTACTGCGCCGACACGTCGGCAGCGGCCGCGGCAAGGCAGTCGTCGTGGTCGATGTACTTAGAAGCGTCGATGGTGATTGTCTTCATGGTCAGCTCCAGGTGGCGCCGCGGTGTGCAGCGCATGGAGAGATTGTATCGCGTTACCGGTAACGTGTCAACACCCTATCCCGCTGTAACTAGCCCTGTTTGGGGATGGGCAAGGGCTTACGCCCATCCCAGCCACCGGGCGTGCTCCACCGCCTCGGCTTTGGTGTCGTACAGGGCGTACACATGCGCCCCGTCGTTCCACCGGATATCGACCCGGAAGCAGTCACCGAAATCCGTTATCGAAACAAAGTCGGCGGTAATGTGGTTGCGGCCAAGGGCAAGTTGATTAGCGTTCATGTTTGGTTCCGTTGCGTTTGCGGTTTCGATGTAGTGATTCTACACGACGTTACCGGTAACGCAAGGGGTTTTTTCGGCTGTTACAAACTGCTTTTTACCCGCCGCATCACCGGCCCCTCACCACCGGCACCACCCGATCCCGCAGGTAGATGCGCGTCAAGCACCCGCCGCTGCGCCGAGTGCCGCGTGCGGCCGGTGAGCAGCTCAAGGTCGGCGGGCGTGAGGATCACAGCGCGTCCTTCCCAGGCGCAGCCTTCTTTGCTCGCCTTTTGACCCGCAACTCCTCCAGCGGCTGGCCCTCTACGTCGTAGCGCACGCAGTACGTAACGCCGTTGATCGTGCAGCCGCCGTAGTGGCGCGCAATGCTCAGGTGCGAGTGCTGCCAGTCGTAAATGCGCTTTGGCACGTCGAGGTCGAGCATGTCAGTGATGTCGCTCATTTCACCCCCAACGCCGCACGCAGTGCCGCACGCATGGCTGAACGCGCGTCGTCGTCGATGTCCGCCGCGTCGTACTTGCTGCCGTCGATTTCCGCCCACTCGCGCGTGTGTGCCTCGCACGCCGCCTTGACCATCTCGTCGGTGATATCGACTGGCGCGTCAACCTGCCGCCAGTCGAAGCCTCCCGTCTCTGCCGACCCTGCGCCGCTATAGAGACAGCCGATCCAGTCCTCGATCAGCAACTCGTCGGCCTCGTCGTCGTACTCCTCGGGACGGTCGATGCGGATGTACACGGGCTTGCTCATCGCCCGCCCCCGATCTGCCCGATCTGCGCGCGGAGTGTGTCGATGGCGCGCTGCCGTAGCCGCTTCGCCGCTTCTGGCTGGTCGCTCTTAAAGATCCAGTCCGATGTCTGCTCTAGCGCCTCCAACGCCATCCGCATCGCCTCCACCGCAGCGGCAGGCAGGGCGGGCGCGGGGTGGGCGTAGAGCGCCATGCCCACCGGCAGCACCATCGCGCGGTTGATCGGCTCGACGACCGTGCGGCCTGCGTGGACCCCGGTGACGCTGGCGATCGGCTCGCTCGGCTCCGCGACGCCCACGACGATGGCCCCGCACGTCGTGCATTCGGTCGTCTGCTCCGCGCTCGGTGCGGGCAGGTCGGTTGCAAGAGCGTCGCGCAGTCTATCGATCCACTCGCGCAGGCATTCCGCCGTGCCGTAGTGGTCCCACGCGGAAAGCACGTCGCGCGCAGCTTTGTGCAGGTCGCGGCGGCTCATCGCGTCTGCTCCTTCTCGTCGTCAGCGAGGTCGACCGCCTCGCACACCGCCACGCACCGCGCACGTTCCTGCGCCATCCCCGCCGCGACGCCACGGGCGCGCATCTCGCGCATCTGCTCGTCGGTGTAGGCGTATATTGGCAGGGCGCCGCCGCTATCGCGGCTGAAGCGCTGCCAAAGCACCGTCGGATCCGGCAACTCCCCGCCCATCGCCAGCTTCTCGACGACGGCGCGCTCGACTGCGCGGGCAAGGTCTCGGTCCGTGTTGCCACCGTAGCCTGCACCTAGCAGTCGCATTCCAATCGCGTCAATCTCGTCGTCGGTCAGGATCTCATCCATTGCCCTTCCCCATTGCAAATGCACACTCAAGGCACACGCTCACCCCGTCGCCTAAGTACCGCTCGCCGCACGACGGGCAAGTCGGTAGCGGTGCAGGCGGTCTCTCAACCCGCTCTCCGGGGAGTCGCATGAACGCGTTAAACCATTCCTAGATGTGCGGAGGCTCAGTCATCGTCTCCTCCCGTCGCGCGACAACGTGATCGTTCCGTCGCCGCAGCCGTCGCCGTAGCCGTAGCCGTAGCCGTCGCCGTAGCTGTAGCCGTAGCCGTAGCCGTAGCCGTAGCCGTTGCCGTTGCCGTTGCCGTAGCCGTAGCCGTTGCCGTCGCCGTAGCCGTTGCCGTTGCCGTCGCCGTAGCTGTAGCCGTAGCCGTAGCCGTTGCCGTTGCCGTTGCCGTTGCCGTAGCCTTTGCCGTAGCCGTAGCCGTTGCCGTAGCCGTTGCCGTTGCCGTTGCCGTCGCCGTAGCCGTTGCCGTAGCCGTAGCCGTTGCCGTAGCCGTAGCCGTAGCCGTAGCCGTAGCCGTTGCCGACCGGTCGCATCACTGCATCCATCACAACCCCCAATTGTCCGCCACCGGGACGCAGAAAATCTCAGCGCCCTCTGGCATGTCGACGTCAGCGATTGGGCGCAGATCCGCCTTGGCCGTCTCAACCATTTTCGCGAATCCGATGAACTCCCACTTGAAAACATGCAGCGCACGGCTGATGCGGATGCGTCCGTTCTCTCTCGTGACATCGCCTGCAAAAATCCAACCGCGATCCACCACGACTACCGCGCGGGTGCCGGCGGGCTTGACCGAAACAGGAACGTATTCGATGCCATTGATCGTGATCTTGTCGCTCATGGTGACCTCCCGAGTCGTTGGGTTAATCGTCATTGCTCTGCTCATTCGCCCCGAGGGCGGCGTCGATAAGTTTGATCAGTCGCTCAGACGCATACTC